TGGCCACTAAATTAGCAGCAGAAGATAGAAACTTAGGATCTAGTTCTATAATTGGAACTAGAAACAAAGTCTATAAAGATATAGATCTTACATTTGCAATTAAACCAAGTGGAGAGATTTTTAAAAAAGAAGATGCTGCTGCAGTAAAACAGGCAATTAAAAATTTAATGCTTACTAATTATTTTGAAAAACCATTTAGTCCTAGGTTTGGAGCTAATTTAAGAGATTTACTATTTGATTTAGCTGATGAAGAAACAGAAGAAGACATCGAAGAAAGATGTATTGCAGCTGTACAAGCATATGAACCGAGAGCTCAAGCTTTAAACGTAACAGCAACTTCAACACCTGATCAAAATTCTATTAAAGTAGTTCTTGAATTTAGAGTAATAAACACAGAAGAATTAGTAACTTTTACTACTACGCTTGCGAGGCTAAGATAACATGGCAACAACAATAAATTCAACCGCATTAGACTTTGCAAATATAAAAGCAAATCTAAAAACACATTTACTTAACTCTACAGAATTTGCTGATTATAATTTTGAAGCGTCTGGTCTTTCAAATATATTAGATGTACTTGCATATAATACACATATTAATGGATTAACAACCAACTTTGCACTGAACGAATCATTCCTTGGTACAGCACAACTTAGATCGAGCGTAGTATCACTTGCAACTGGTATAGGTTATGTACCAGATACAATGACATCTGCAAAAGGAACTGTTGGAGTTACAATGAGCTTGGTTGGTGTCACTGGTCGGCCGAGTACAGTTGACTTGCCATCTAATACTCGGTTCTCATCATCAGTAGATGATATAACATTTACATTTCAAACAAGAGAAATTCATACTGCGACTGACGATGGCGCAGGTAGTTACTTATTCAAGACTACTAATGGTTCTACAGCTATTCCAATATTTGAAGGTACTTTAAAAACAAAAACATTTAATGTTGGCGAGTTTAATGAATCTGATGTTTATATAATTCCAGATGTGACTCTTGATGCAGACACTGCAATCGTGAGAGTAAACGACGGAAGCACAAGTGATACGTATATTAGCATTACTGCAGCTACTACTATCTCTGCTAATTCTACTATTTACATTTTAAAAGAAGCACCTAACGGATTCTATCAGTTATCATTTGGTGGTAATGGAATTCTTGGTCGTGCTCCTGCAGCCGGTAATACAATTACAGTAGAATATCTTTCTACAAAAGGTGCTGTAGCTAATACTGCAAAGGCGTTTACTGCTACAGATACTGTTACTGTTCTTGGAACTGCACGAACCCTTACTACCACAACAACTGCTGCTGGAATCGGTGGTGATAATAAAGAAACAATTGCTTCGATTCGTACAAACGCACCGTTTCAATATGCATCTCAAAATAGAATGGTTACACCCGAAGATTATACTGCTATTATAAACAGAAACTTCTCAACTCTTATTAATGATATTATATCATGGGGTGGTCAAGATAATCCTGAGCCTAAGTTTGGTACTGTATTTTCAGCTATAGATTTTGAAGCTGATGTAACCGCAGCTACTCAGACGGCAACAAAAAGTTCTATAGAAGATTTAGTTAAACAACTTGCGGTGATATCATTTAATGTAGAGTTTGCAGATCCAATTGAAACATTTATTGAAACTCAGTTATTCTATCAGATCAATCCTAATTTAACATCACTTTCTACTAATGCTATTACTAATTCTGTTAAAGCAGCAATTGTTGATTACTTTACTGCTAACACTGGCAAGTTTGAAAAATCATTTAGAAGATCTGCAATGTTAACCTTAGTTGATGAGGTTAGTTCTGCTGTACTTTCATCAAGATCTGTAATTCGTATGCAACAAAGAATTACTCCGACTATTAATGTATTTAACGCATTTACTCTTACGTATCCTGCAATTATTGCAAAGCCAGCGGCAAATGCTACGCCAAGTGATAACGATCAGATAGTAAGAAGTAGTATATTTTTAGTTGATGGAAACCCATGTCGAATTCTAAACGAACAAAGAGCTAATGTAGCAACTAGTAAGTTACAAGTTGTAGAATCAGGAACAGGTACAATTATTGTAGATAATATTGGATCATTTAGTACTACAAGCGGATTGTTAACTATTACTGCATTTAGACCAACAGGTTTACTTGGTGGTTCTACTAATATTAAAATATCAGTAATACCTGCAAATCAAAGTGCAATTGCTCCTGAAAGACAAAATATAATTAAGTACGATGAAGAAATAAGTACTATTAGTGTAGTAACAACAGAAGCTGAAAACTAAGATGTCAGATAAAACCCTTTCAGATATAGGAAGACGCGAACTAGATTTTACTGGAAATCTAATTAGCGAAGCTTTGCCTGAATGGTTTAGAGAAGATAATCCTAAGCTTATTACCTTTCTTGAAAAGTATTATGAAGACCTTGACGCAATTGGAAACTTTGGTAATAAATTAAAAACATTACCAACAGTTCGAGACATACCTCAGACTGCAAAAGCAAATCTTACATTTATTGAAGATGAACTATTACTAGGTCAAAACTATATTGAAGGCGCATTAGATCAACGTACTGGTGCAGAACTTTCAAATAACTTCTACCGTTCAAAAGGTACCAAGTTTGGTATCGAACGATTCTTTAAATTATTTTTTGGAGTAACACCAGAAATAATATATGGTAAAGACCTTGTACTCAAAGTAGGTAGTAAGATTGGTCCAGAAAGTGGATTAAAAATTACTGATCCTACAATATTCCAGTTTTGGGGAATACTTATTAAAACCGGTATTGCTTCAAATGAATGGTTAGATTTATATAAACTTTTTGCTCATCCGGCTGGAATGTTTATAGGTTCAGAAGTGCAAATAGCAACAGTCAATGCTGATATTAGTTTTGATCTAATGCCAATCAGTGTACCTGAAGCTCTACCAGATGCACAGTTTGTATCACTTGCGAGTGCTGCACCATTTGCTCGTCAAGATCTATCTGGTATTATTGGTAAAACTAAGAAACCATACGATTCAGACGGTTCTACATACGAAGGTTCATATCGTATCGACTTCAACAATGTATTTGCTAGTGACTTTAATGATTCAGCCGGCAACGTTGTTGATCTACGTCTACCGTTTGGAAACATTGTGGATTATGGTTTGGTTACAGGCGATGTTACAGCAACAAGAGACTTCAGCACAGTGGCTGATGATGCATCAATTGATTCAGATTATGGCGCGTTCTCAATCAATCAATTCGGTACACTTGGTTATCTTGACAATACATTTGCTAATCTTGTTGATGCTGCTAGAATTGATAGTCAGACATTCGATGCAGATTCAGATGCTGTTGTTGGTGGTAATATCAGATTCTCTAATACACAAACAAGGTTTGATGCAGACGAATTCAGTTATTATACAGATTCCGCATAATAAGGCGTATAAATAGTTACAACTCATAGGTTAGAATAATGGCAAGACAAACAGTAAATACAGGTACAGCAGCTAACGATAATACGGGCGATACAATGCGTAATGCCGGTACTAAGATTAATGCTAACTTTACAGAAATTTATACTATATTAGGCGGCGACAGTGTTTCTGCTACAACTAATATGCAGTTTGGCAATAATGCAATTATTGCAGAAGGTGCAAGCGCTAATGATTTTGAAACTACATTAACATTTACAGATCCAAGTGCTGATAGAACTATTACATTTCCTGATGCAACAGGAACAGTTCAGCTTACAGGTGGCGTACAATCTTTAACATCGGCTGTACTTACTACACCTCAGATACAAGATACATCTTCTAATCATCAATACATATTTGCTCCTTCAGAATTAGCAGCAGATAGAACTGTTACACTTCCGTTGTTAACAGGCAATGATGAATTTACATTTAATGCACATACTCAAACACTTACAAATAAAACACTTACTGCTCCTACTCTTACTACACCAAAAATTGCTGATGCAGGTTTTATAGCAGATGCAGCAGGTAACGAACAACTTGTATTTCAACAAACATCTTCTGCTGTTAACCATGTAGAGTTAACTAATGCTGCTACTAATAGTGCTCCAAGCTTAAACGCAGTTGGCGGAGATACAAATGTATCAATGACAATTGCTGCTAAGGGTACTGGTTCACTTATTTTAGATAGCAAATTAAGTTATCAGACTGAAACTTTGACTGGTACAACAGTTGCAGCAAGTGCAGTTATTCCAGTAACAATTCATAATGCAAGTTCTGCAGTTGCGGCATCATTAATTAATGGTACAGTTGCAGGTCAGATTAAAAAGTTTATTAATATTAATTCAGGCGCTGTTACAATTACTCCTGCTACATACGGTGGCTCCCTTACTACAATTATTTTAGCTCAACATGAAA